GCCGGGATCATTGGTGAAGTCAGCGAAATTGTCGGTATGCAGCAAGTAGCCGATACAGTGATAGCTGACTACGAAAGGCAGACTTTCACAGCTTGCGGGGGCTTAGTTTAGTGAGCTAAACCAACACGCGCCCGGAAAAGATCAAAGTCACGCCGCCGCATGTTACGTTTGCCTAGCTCGTATGCTTGCCAAGTCTTTGCCGACAGGTCGAGCTGGGCTGCTGCAATGGCTTGCGTGAGGCCAGCAGCGGCCCGCACAGCCCTTATTTCGTCTGGGGTGGGGGGTAGGGGCTTAGGCATTGGCAAGATCAATCAATTCGCCCAGCGCTTTTGTCAAGGGGTCAATGTTGGCAACGATAGCGCCAGCGCGTTCCAAACTTCCGAGCGATGCTTGAATGGTTTTAAGCATTTCAAGCATTTCTGGTGCAATTTGGATAACTTTTGCATCATCAAAGTTATCAACAACCGCAACACGCAGATGCGCGGTTTGAATTTCAAAGCGGCTGCCGCCGTGATTTACCAGGCCTGGCCATGTAAGTGGTTTCATTTTGCTTCCTTTAATTTTGTCTACAGGGTGGGGTTAAGCGATTTGCCCAATGTCAGTCGTAGAGCGAATTTTAAAAACAGCGCCATCTGGGCAAACGACACGAGCAAACGCCCATCGATCACCGTTGCAGCGCTCTCTACGCATCAAGGCAGCCAAGTGGCTGACCGAGCGAGCGGTAATTACGCCGCCAGAGTGTCCTTCGCCAGTGCCTTCGCCAGAAATGATTTCAATTGCCGTTGCAGTTTTAACGATATCTTGTATTGAGGTCATGACTTTTTATCCTTTAAACAACCCAGCAAAATCGCTGGCATGTGTGTATTGTATGCCTACATTGTAGGCTTGGCAAGTGTTTAAATCGAGTTTTATCAACTATTTACTAGGTGTTTACCCTATATGAGCAAACCGAAAGGCGGCAAAAGACAGGGCGCGGGCAGGCCAGCAACGCTAATTGACGAGCGCCGAATGATGGTGCTGATCGGCCAGGGAGTAAGTCGCGTAGAGATAGCTGGACGATTCGGTGTGGGTAAGCACGTTATTACTGATAGAGTGCAAAAACTTAAAAAGGGGAACCTATGATGCGCGACGATAGTAAAGCAATCTTTGACGATGTGATCGCTCGCTGGCACGTTTGGGCCAAGGGCTACAGCGTCGTTCGTGTAGCAGGCTCTGACCCAATGTTTCGAGATGCGAAGGCTGGGCGGTGCTGGGATAGCGCAGACGATATTCTTGAGGCTGAGATCAATTCAAAGATCATGAAGGCCGTTGATTTCCAGGTTTCCGAGATGGCAGACCCACACCGCAGCGCAATACATGAAAACGCCAGGAATTGTGCGACTGGTGTATCGGTGTGGCGTAGTCCACGGCTACCCGCTGACCCGCTAGAGCGCGGGGTGATTGTGCTTGAGGCAAGAAATATGCTTATGCGGCGATTGATGGCGGCTGGGGTGCTTTAACCAAGTCCTTGACATGGTTAATTTATTGTGCATAATAGAGAACTGGAAAGCGTTAGCGTTTCCGAAAGATTTAAAAGCCGCCGATAGCAATTCAGGCGGCTTTTTTGTTTTCGCAGGGCCGAACCACAAACAACGGCTATTTGGCCAAGTTTCGCGCCCTGCACCTAATCGCCCAATCATCGCAGAACCTGAATGCGACCAGCGGGGCTAAATGCTGGTGATCTCCAGCGACTGCACCATCGCTCGATCAGGGGCGGTGCAAACGGTAGGCACAGCAGCGATGTAAAGCCGATGTGCGCTTAATAACTTGACCTGACAACTTTCAGGGCGCTCGAAGGGGCAATGTATGAGTAAAGAACAAATAGCAAAATTGTGCGCTGCCTTTAAATGCACAGAGGTAGAGCTAGCCGCAAAGCTCAAGGGGTTGTTCAGCCCTGCTAGATATATGAGTAAAGGCTAGCCTATGTCTGAGATTAAATTAACAACCTTTAAAAAAGGCGAGAAAAGACCGAACCAAGGCAAGCGCGGGCCAAGCAAGGCAACTAAGGAGCTCAAAGAGATGATTCTGGGCGCGTTAGACGCATCAGGAGGGGTGTACTATCTAACCGAGCGTGCAAACGATCCTAAGACCGCTAGTGCGTTTTTGTCTTTGATTGGCAAAGTCCTGCCAATGACCATCCAAGGTCCAGGCGAAAACGGTGAACACGCTTTCACGGTCATTGAGCGCCGGATTGTCAAAGCTGATTCAAATAAATAGGATTCCAGAAACCATATTTTGGTTATAATGAGTATATGATTACTCAAAACCGAATCAAAGAACTTTTGAATTACAACCCTGAAACGGGTGTATTTATATGGATTAAGCCGCGACGCGGTGTTGTCGTCGGCTCTGAGTGCGGTAGATTGTCAGTATTTGGTTATCGTGAGTTTTGCATTGACTACAAATTAATGCGGGCTCACAGGGTTGCATTTCTTTATATGACAGGGAAATTACCTGATTGTGATGTAGACCACATAAACAGAGTTCGCAACGACAACCGTTGGGCTAACTTAAGATTGTGTAATGCAACACAAAACGCGGCTAATGCGAGTTTAAAGCTTAGCAACACAAGCGGCATTAAGGGCGTATCTTGGGATGCTGTTCGCAATAAGTGGCTTGCTCAAATACGAATTAACGGGAAAAAGAAAAACCTAGGTAGGTTTAATTCTGTTGACGACGCGGCTGAGTGTTATAAAAACGCTGCATTAATAGAATTTGGAGAATTTGTTAATGAGTGTGTTACAGATCGACACTCCAGAGTGGTTTGAGCCTTTACTACAGCCAGCAAGATACAAAGGCGCTTATGGTGGGCGAGGGAGCGGGAAAAGCCACGCAATGGCCGAGTATATTGTTGAGCGGTGCTTATTGCAAAAAACTGACGTTGTTTGTATTCGGGAAATACAAAAGTCATTAAGTCAGTCGGTTAAAAAGTTGATTGAGTTAAAGATTGAGGCGCTGGGTGTAGGTAAGTATTTTGAAGTGCAAGAGTCTAAAGTGATCGCAAAAAACGGCGGTCAAATAATTTTTATGGGTATGCAGAACCATACGGCAGACTCAATCAAGTCTCTTGAGGGTTTTGATATCGCATGGGTAGAGGAGGCGCAATCACTTAGCCAGCGCTCACTAGACTTGCTACGTCCGACAATCCGAAAAGAATCCAGTGAATTGCTTTTTTCATGGAATCCAAATTCGAGTACAGACCCGGTTGATTTATTACTAAGAAGTAATGATCTACCGCCTGGCTCAATCGTTGTCCAAGCCAACTACCGCGACAATCCTTGGTTGCCTGATGTTTTAAATGCAGAGCTTGAGTACGACCAAAAGCGCGACCCGGACAAGTTCGCGCACATCTGGCTGGGTGAATACCAGCGGAACAGCGAAGCGAGAGTGTTTCGCAATTGGCGCATTGAAGATTTTGAACGTCCAGCCGGAACGGTTCACAGGCTTGGTGCTGACTGGGGCTTTAGCGTAGACCCTAGCGTATTGGTGCGATGCGACATTGCTGGCAACTTGCTGTATGTTGACTATGAGGCGTATCAAGTCGGCTGCGAGATTGTCAACTTGCCTGAACTGTTTATGTCAGTGCCTGAGGCTGAGAAATGGCCGATCATCGCAGATAGCGCACGACCTGAGACGATCAGCCACATGCAGCGCAATGGGTTCCCGCGCATTCAAGCCGCTATTAAAGGCGCAAAAAGCCTTGAGGAAGGCGTGGAGTTCCTGAAGTCGTTTGACATCGTGGTGAACCCGCGCTGCAAGCATTTGATAGACGAATTGACGCTGTACAGCTACAAAACAGACCCGCTGACGGGTTTGGTGCTTCCGATATTGGCAGACAAAGATAACCACTTAATAGACGCTTTGAGGTATGCCTGCGAAGGTGCGAGGCGTGCAATGCGTGTGCGAGAGCGTAAGATTTTAAAAACAATTCCCGAACCCAGCTCAGGCTGGATGGGCTGAAAGAAACGACATGGCAAAAGAGAAAGTCACTGACGATAAGGTGCTTTCGACGGCCAAGTCACGCTTTGAATATGCCTTGTCGCGCTCCAGCGAGAATCGTCAGCGCATGAAAGACGACATACGCTTCGCGGCGGCTAGCCCAGACGATCCTTGGCAGTGGGAAAAGGATGATCAAACGGCGCGAAAAGGCAGGCCGATGCTGACCATCAACAAGATGCCCCAGCACATTCGGCAGGTCACAAATGACGTGCGAATGAACATGCCAAGCATCCGTTTTAGGCCTGCTGACGATAAGGCCGATGTTGAGGTGGCTGACATCCTCATGGACTTCGTGCGCCACATCGAAGCCACAAGCGATGCGGACATTGCCTACGGCACGGCATCAGAAAACCAAGTTACGTTTGGGCTGGGTTACATCCGCGTACTGGCTGATTACA